CCCATGTCGATTGGATTCGCCGTGCTTTGAAGAAACTCTACCTGACGCTGTCGCTGGGTTTCACGCTGAATAGCGACGCTCACTCCTTGCACCGAAACATTTTCCTCGCCAGTCAAAAGCCCGGTCGTATCACTGAGCAACACCAGATCGACGAGCTGCTGCAGTGCTCCTTCAAATATCTCGCGGTCTACGTTAGAAGCAACGGTCTGGAGAATCTTTGCCGCGTTGTTCATCAGCATGGCCAAACCGGATGCGGTGCGTCCTGCGCCGCCACCGGGCTGGCCGCCGATGTATTTGGGGATTGCCGAGATGTCGTCCGCTAGATCGACAAAGGCCTTGAAGACGGTCAGCAGGTCTTGCGCGTTCGACTGCGGCTGGAAGAATTCAACCGGAGGTTTACTATTATTTCCAACCGGGTCGGAGGACGCGTGAAATCTCTTCCAAGGATACAGTTCCTCAACATTGTCCTCGGGCCGGACGCGATCGTCATTTATGACCACCATCGGGCCTGAGGAAATGGAGAGATTGTTGACCAGCGAGCGGAGCGTTGCGTTAGCAACGTCTTGTAGATCGGCGATCATGTCGACGAGGCCGTTGCCGACGGGGGTGCCGGGGACTTTCTCGAAGCTGGTCATGTAATAGGGGTGTCTCGCCCGCGGCGAGGGGGAGAGGTTGGCCTTGATGATGTGGCTGCCGATGACGTAGGCGTCGATGTGGTAGTCGCGCAATTCGTCGGCGATGCCGGGCATGCCGTAGTCCTGCAGGAGGCGGCCCTGGACGTTGCCGTGGAACTCCATTTGGTTGATGAGGCCGGAGCGGTTCCAGGCGGGGTTCTCGCGGCTTTCCAGCACCGAGCGTTCGGCGTCGGTGGTGTCCCAGTTGTCGTAGAGGCCGCCGCGGCCGTATTCGTCGAGGACGGCGCGGACCTCGGCCTGGTCGAAGCCGGGCAGGTCGAGGAGGTCGTTGAGTTCGGCGCGGGTCAGGCGCGATTTCTCGATGACGTTGGCGTTGGCGATGTCCGCCACGCCCGGCGTAAACCAGATATCGAAGGGGGATATCCGGCTCCACACCATCTTCGGGATCTGGCGCACCAGCGGCTGGCCGTTGTTCCACTTGACCTCGGGCGCGATGCGCACGGTGGGGCCCTTGATGCAGGCGAACGGGAAGATCGGAAGATCCACGATGAATTCGGCCAGGGCGTGATAAAATCCACCCTCGCGCAGGATCTCCTCGATCCTGTCCTCGGCGGTCTGGGCCTGGTCGGCGGCCTTCTTCTTGGCGGCGTCGGAGGCCGACGCCATGAGGGCGGCGCGACGCATCTGGACGTCCTGCGGGGACGGGGCCTGGCCGGTCGTCTGCATGATCATCTGCTGCTCGTGGGCCATGAGCGCATCGATCTTCTGGACGATATCGGGCGGGACGTCGGGATCGGCCGGCGGGCGAATCGACCAAGGGCGGTCGGAGCCGAGATAGATATCGCGCAGGAGCGAGGAGGCGGCGCGGCACTTCTGGGCGGACAATCTTGCGAAAACCTCGGACCCCCCAAACTTCTTCACTTCCTGGAACTTGGTTGGCGAATACTGGCCGTTGAAGGTGCGCAGGGCCTCGAGCAAGCGATTTGACCAGCCGGCGGCGGTATTGCGGTGGTTACGGAATATTTCGAACTGTGAACGCACCCAACCAGCTAAAGCCGGTGGCGCTGGTTCTGGCGGTGCAGCGGCCTGAGAGCGAGCGAGTTGCTGAGCTTGCAGGTGAGCCTCTAAAGCGGCGGGCGGGACGACCTGAAGCACGCCTTGTTGTTGGCCTAGAGGATTAACCGCCATGGACATGGACCTGAGTACGGCGCGTTATACCGGCACAGGCGCGGCTACAAAATTTTGCCCGGCCGACCATCGCTTGGTTGACATAACGTAGCTTACCACAAACGATGCACGCAATATCCACCCCAGATCGCGGCAGCCCTCGGGTGTGATCCGCTCGGCGGGACACGCCCGAGCATTCCAGGCTACAATATTTTGCCTTGGAAAAATGGACCGGCGGCACATACCGCAGTTTACCACATACAAGACAGGCAATTTCTTTACCGGAAGGTTCAATATGACGACCTTTGTTAGTGCATGCACGGCTGCAATATTTAGCTGCGGCCAATTCGAAAGGTTGCTTGTAGCGTATCTTGCCGCATACGGCACAGGGGATTGCCCGCCCGGACCGAAGTTGCGGTCTGGATACCAACCCTTTGATCTCCGGATGCTCAAGCGCATGACATGACGCGCAGAGAACCTCGATGTTGGAAGGATCTGTACGCCGTTCCGGCGCTTTGGCGTAATGCTCGATATGATGTCCGCACAAATTCTCCGTAGAACCGCACCGTTGACACCGTGCGATCTCCCGCACCTTCCTGCGCACGACGGCATTCTCAGCAGCGCTACGTTCGGCAATGCCACCTTTCCAACCAGGATGCTTAGAGCCGCCGCCTCGAAGGCGACCGGCCGTATAGCAATCCTGCGAGCAAAAAAGCATCTTATCATCGCGCCGCTTCCGGCGCTGAAACGTTTGTCCGCAATGCTCACAGGTGCCGGTTAAATCGACCATACTGGCATCCTTAGCCGATAAATCTTGCTGACGCTTGTCATTTCAAGCCATAGAATGCTCTCCCATGGCCCCCGATAGCAAACCACCAGACGCCGACACTAGGACCTGCGCCCTGGATTCCATGGACGAAGTTGCCGTAGCGAAGCTCGCCCGCGAGATGGCGATGGCGATCCGCAGTTATAGGGTTATTTTCGCGGATTTTGGCATCAGCGAGCAGGACTTCTACGAGATATCCAAGCTGCCGTTCTACAAGCGCGCGTTCGAGCAGTTCACGCTGGAATGGAATTCGGCGCTGTTGACCAACGAGCGGATCAAGCTGACAAGCGCGGCTTATCTGGAGCAGGCGCTGCCGCGGCTGGGCGCGCGGATGATGAGCGACGAGTCGCTGTCGGCGGCGACCGAGGTTGCCAAGCTGTTTTCGCGCAATGCGGGGCTGGGGGGCGACCCCAAGGAGGCCAAGAGCAACGAAAGATTCGTGATCACCATAAACCTGGGCGAGGACGGCGAGGGCAAGCCGGTGGTCGAGAAGTACGACAAGCCGATCGAGAGGATGGGCCCCAAGGACATCGACCTGATTGCCGCCGAGCCTGCCGCCGAGGTGGTGGTGAAGCGCGGGCCGGGGCGGCCGCGGAAAACCCCGAGGCAGGAGGAGGACTGAGCCATGGCCAAGAAGTGGATACAGGGCGCGCGGGAGAAGATGGAGAAGAAAGGCACGGTCGGCAGCTTGCACCGGGCGCTCGGGGTACCGGAGGGCGAGAAGATTCCGCAGGCAAAGCTGGCCGCGGCCAAGAAGAACCGACCGGGGCTGCGCAAGAAGATCCAATTCGCTGAAAATGTAAGGAAATGAGCCTCACCTACACGGCGCCGCCGCTGCCGCTACCTCGTGAGTTGATGCTTGAGGCGATAAGAGTGCTCGATCAAGCCCGGCTCGAAGTAAGACAGCATGGAAGGCTCAGCCGAGCAACTCGAACCAACTTCGACGAAATGCTGACGTGCTTGACCTGCGTCCGGCGATCAATGGGAGGGAATGCCTTCGGCATGGCTGTGTTGGTCGAAACAAAGGCTATAGCGGAGCCCTACCGGACTTCCGAGATCGCCGTCAACAACATCGTCAGAATGGTGCTCGAACTCGTCGAACACTGCATCGGCGAAGAAAACACGCCATGAGCCTCACTTACACGGCGCCGCCGACGCTGTCCCGCTTCATGAAGTCGGAGGTAGACGCTCGCCAGCATTTCTGGCTGCAAAACTTTGCTTCTCCAACAAGGGAGGGCCGAACATAGCGCAACTGGCCGCAAAAAGCGCAGGAAATCTCCTTGCCGGCTCGTGGAACAGGAGCGCGCGTGATACCCTGCCGCCGTGCTGTATCCCGGCACGCAAGGCTGCAAAATTTTGCAGTATTAGCGGCATGTGGAGACACATATCGTGCAACACCGCAAATAATGCACGTAATGTTCTTGCCGGAGCGAACGTATGGCCTAAGCAGCACGTTCCGATAGTTCGGATGCTCGTTTCCATGACAGGTCATGCAAAGAACTTCGAGATTAGAAGGATCTGCTCTACGCTCCGGTGCAACGGCATAATGTTCGACATGATGTGCATGTAAATTTTCAAGCGCACCGCACCGTTCACACTTGCCAACTTCACGTACTTTGCGGCGCGCCACACTTTTCACAGCAGAGCTACGCTTGGAAATTCCACCTTTCCAACGAAAATGGTTTTCGCCTCTTGGCGGCGCGCTTGCCCTCGTGCATTCAACCGAACAATAGCGCACGTTGTCTCTACTCTTTCTCCCCCGTTGAAATGACTGTCCGCAATGTCGGCAAACATGATTTATTTTTGGCCACCTGATATCGGCAGCACATCGTTTGGAGCAATAATGCGTCTTTGCTTGCCTGATGTTACTATTCTGCCGAACGAACGGCTTATGACAACCAGGGCAAACCAATGTCGTTCGTTTCAGAATGCGCATACTCACTCTAATGTCAAATGCAGCATAGCATGTCAATAGAATATACGGCTCCTCCAACACTATCTAAGTTTATGAGGTCAAACGCCTTTTTCCGACTTGCGGCTGGGCCGGTCGGCAGTGGAAAGACGACCGCATGCATCATTGAACTCCTACGCCGGTGCATGACACAGGCGAAAGCGCCAGACGGCATCCGCTATACACGGGTCGCCATAGTGAGACAGACGCTCCGTCAGTTGCGGGACACAGTCTTACGCGACGCGCAAATGTGGCTCGCTGGCCTTGGGGAATGGAAGGTCAGTGAAAATACGTTTTATCTTGATTTCAGCGACGTGCGAAGCGAGTGGGTCTTCATCCCGCTAGAAGACGCCGCAGATCAAGCACGGCTGCTCAGCATGCAACTCTCCATGTGTTGGATCAGCGAGGCTATCGAGTGCAATTTTGATATCGTAGCCCCCATTTCCGGGCGCATCGGGCGCTATCCTTCCGGCAATCGCGGCACTCCGAGCTTCTATGGAATAATCGCGGACACCAACATGCCGCAGCTTCTGACTGATTGGCACAAGCTGATGGTTGATCCGCCGGCAGACTTCCAGATTTTCCAGCAGCCGTCGGGGATGGCGGACAATGCGGAAAACCTCAACTACTTGGTGCAAAACGTCACGACCAGCAAACTGCCGATCAATCATCCCGATCGCATTGCGGAGGGGCGCAAATACTACGAAAGGTTCGTGCAGTTATATGGCAGCTCGCATGCTTGGGTTAAGCGGTATGTTTTTGCAGAGTTCGGAGATGACCCCAGCGGGGAGGCGGTCTTCAAGGAAACATTCAAGCCCTCGTTCCACGTGGTGGACGATACATTTTGCATACCAGGTTACAGCCTCCTCGTAGGAATCGACTTCGGACGCAATCCTTGGAGCCTGGTCTGCCAGGTCGATCATCAGGGGCGGCTGCTGGTTCACGAGGAGATTCCGGCAGTCAACATCGGCCTGGAAAAACAGGTCGAGGAAAGAATACGGCCACGACTGTTCAGCAACAAGTTCGCCGGCGCGAAGGTGATGATTGTTGGCGATCCGGCGGGTGTGGCCAAGGGAACCATTGCGGAAGAAACCAGCTTTGATGCCTTGAAGCGCATGGGTTTGCCGGCTTTTCCGGCTCCCACCAATGACATTGACGCCCGGTTGCGCGCTGTGGAGACCATGCTTGGGCGGCAAACCAATGGCGGCCCATCGCTGGTGATCAACGGGCGCGGATGCCCTATGCTGGTCCGCGCCATGAGCGGCGGCTATCGTTTCAAGCGCCACAAGGAAGGGAGCCTGCGGGCAATCCCGGAGAAGTTCGACGCCGAGGGCTACTCGCACGTGGTCGATTGCTTGCAATATGTGTGTTTGGTGGCCCAGAATAGAAACCTTGTGCAAGAATATGCCCGCCGATTGGTGCCGCGGAAGCGGCCAGTTGAGCGGCACGTCACGGCGGCGGGATGGACCTGAGCCATGAGCGATGCGCAGCAAGGCGACGACCTGGTCCCGAACTTTCCGCTGTCCTGGCTGGAGCGGCTCGATTCCGAGAAGGTGCGGCTGGAGAACCGCAACGCCGACGTTTGGGTGCCGATCCTCGAGCGGGCCAAGGGCGTGGTCGATCATGACGGGATCGAGCGGGTCGCGGCGCAGTCGCTGCTCGACATCCTCAAGGTGCCGATGGGCAAGCGCAAGAACGAGCACTACCAGCGGCTGACCAAGGTCATGATCGATCTCGGGTGGTCGTCGCACCGCATCCACGGCATAACGGCGGGCGGCTACCGCGAGCAGGTGCATGGCTTCTGCCGCGACGCCCGGCACAAGAAGCCGCCGACCGCCGACGAGAAAAGACGGGCCGAGCTGGGGGTGCGGCAAGTGCGGCGGCCTAAAATCGGCTGGCCGGCATTCAAGCGGCAAGTCGTGGAACTGGTGCGCTGCGGGAAGCATCCGGCCGAGCTTGCGGATCAATTCGGGATACCGAAACAGACGATCCGCAATTGGGTCGACCGGCATAACGAGCTCAACCCCGAGGCGCCGGTGGTCATGCCGCAACACAAGCGAGGCCTGCCGCCGCGTAATCCCAATCCGCTCGACATCCCGGTCACCCCGGCATCCCCGGCAGCCATAGCGCCAGCCGAGAAGCCGAGGCCGCAACCGCCACCCGAGCCAGCCGCGAAGCCATCCAAGGCGGCTGCTGCGCCGTTCGAGCTGCCGGACATTCCGGCATTCCTGCGCCGGGAGAAGTAAGTCCAGCGCGAGCGGATCACGTCCTTGTCGGCCCGCAGCCGTTCGATCTCGGCCTCGCGGTTGCCGATCAGCGCGTGCAACAGCGCGTTGGCCTTCATCAGGTCATCGCGTTCGGCACGTAACGGCTCAATGAGGCTGTCGTAGTAGCTCATGGGGATTTCTGCTCAACCAATGAGGCTGTCGTAGTAGCTCATGGGGATTTCTGCTCAAGGGCGGCTTCTGCGTTCCGCAATACGCACTTGTCGGTATTACAGAACCCCCTATCTTCGGTGCAGGTTGGGCAATGTCCGTCAGTTACGAAGTCCTTAAGCGCCGCCCGCAGACGTTCGTTTTCCTCATAAAGACTGAACGCCCCATCCTCATTTCGTGATCTGTGGTCATCTCTCCCACTCACCTCCTGGCCGAGAGCGGCATCTATTATTTTGTCGAGAGCGTGCGGCCTGCCATATACGGACCTTCCTTCAACATACGGCCGCAGCCAATGGAGCGCGGCTCGCAGCCGTTCGATTTCGGCCGCCTGCTGCTGGATAAGTTCGCGCCTGACTTTTTTATTAGCCGACAGCATCGCGCGGTTTCTAGTGGCAGGGTTCTGCTCGTGGCATACGATACTCCGGCAAGTTAAATCTCATAGGCTGGTTATATTCGACCATTTCCAACCAAGCCCACGTATTCTCTAGCCGTATAGTTACCGGGTACCACGCCCACCAGAGCCTCCATTCATCGTCACCCATGATACGATAACGCTCACGTTTGGTCGACCATGGCTCTCCCCATTGCATTTCACAACTCCCATCCGCAACTTGTTGAACGCCCCCTTAAGCGCCGCTCGCAGCCGTTTGATCTCAGCTTCTTGCTGCTCAATGAGGCTGGCGTAGCTCATGAGCACCGCCCGCAGCCGCTCGATTTCGGCCGCCAGCGCAGCAATATCGCGTTCGTAGGTGGCATTGCGCTCCTGCGAGCGGATCACGTCCTTGTCGGCGCGCAGCCGCTCGATCTCAGCCCGCGCGTCGTCACGCTCATTGTGAAGTTGATCGTGGCCCCGGCAAATGCGTTGGTAATCGGCGCGCAGCCGCTCGATCTCGGCCTCGCGGTTGCCGATCAGCGCGTGCAACAGCGCGTTGGCCTTCATCAGGTCATCGCGTTCGGCCGCCAAGCAGATTGGGCACATTCCATCTGCGACCGCGGCCTCGGATTCCCAATGCGCGTGCCTGCATGGCATTTTGGAATTCAACCCAAATGAACTCTGGCGCGCGGCGCCCAGCACCGATCGACGATCTTTCCGGTCGGGTCGAGCAACCTCACTTCGCCCTGTCGCAAGTCGCGCTTGATCTTATCGAAGACGGGCCGGACTGACGATTCGTCCGGTCCTGTGGCGCGGACCTTGCGGGTATCGGAATAGCGCCCGCCGTGACGATCAACGATCCATGGATTAGACATTCACCGTTACCCTCAAGCAAACATCTTGAACAGGATTGCGCTTGTCATCGCCATATTGGTGCCGACCATCCATTTCAAGACCGTCAAATCGGTTTCGATCTTGCCGGCCCGGTTTTCATAGCCGGCGGCCTCTTCGGCAGCGGCGCGTGCTATCTCGTCCGGCACGTCGCCGGCCCGCAATGCAGCGTAGAGTTTTGCCATCATGACGGTCATTCGAGGTGGTGCTCCTTGGCGCTTCGTGCTGCGCGCCCCGAAGGACGCGCAGAGGCGAAACGTCAATCAGCGGCAGATTTGCTGCCAGCCATTGCCGTTCCATTCCCAGCGGCAATCGGCGTGCGCCGGGGCCGTAGCCACGGCAAGACCAGCAATGATTGACAGCACGGTAAGGATAGTTTTCATGGTTTAGTCCTCGCTTGTGCGCCGCGCCATGCGGCGTTCGTTAGAGTCGAAACTGGACTCATCAGGCACCGCGTCACGGTGCGACCGGCAAGGCCTAGTAGCCGCCGGTTTCGTCCTTCAAGGCGCCGTCGCCGTCTCCAAGCGCGCGAGCCGGTTGTCCAGGCGGCCCAGTATGTCCTTCACCTGCACCATGTCGCGGGCGAGCCGCAACACCATCTCGGTCAGCACCGTCTGTCCATAGGAAAGCTCGCGCACATTGTGTTCGATGCTGTCCATCCGTTTTTCAATGTCGTCGAATCGCCTATCCACACGCGCAAATCGTTCACGCAAGAAGTCCAGGACATCATCAGTCATTGTTTTATCGTCCTCGCTTTGTGGGCGCCCGCCAAGGCCGCCCGGTTCCGGTAATATTGCCCAGAGCGCCATATGGCGCAAGAGCGGCGGCCTCTGTTAAAGTTTAATCATTCCGTCCGCCGGGCCGGCTGCTTCGGTCCTCGCGGCAGCCAAGGGACCTTTAGTCCCGGATGCCCGGCGGAAGGATAGGGCCGGCCGGGACGCCAATCCCGCCGGCCCGCCTTGTGTCGCGTCAATTAGTCATCAGTTGCGGCTGGCAGACGTTCTGCTCGCTGGATCAGCCAGATCAGCAAGACAATATAGGCCAGCACGAATGGACCTCCGATAGCGGCTGTTAAAAACAAGCCGGCCATTGCCGCGATCGTATACGTCACAATGCGTGCGCTCTTGCCTGAATCATCCGACATTTTGGTTGGTTCCTCGCTATATGCCGCGCCATGCGGCGTTGGGTTTACTGGACTCATCAGGCGCCGCGTCACGGCGCGACGGGGGTTAGTTCCCCGTTTCGTCCTTGTGGCTGCGGGCCTCCAGCCACGCCCGCTCGAGTCGCGCGATCATGACGGCGGCACGCTGCAACAGGTCACGCCGCTCGCCCGCCATCGCCGCGCATTGCGTCTCGATCAGCTCGCGCGATAGCGCCTCAATCTCGGCCTGCGTCGGGGGCGGCGGCATGTTATCGTCGTCCGGTGACATGGCATGGTCCTTCCGTTGGTCTTGCTGCAGCCAGTCCGGCTCGGTGGTTTTCTAGTGATCGTAGAGCACATCATGCGATCTCGTCCTCGCGAATTAAAAAATTAAGGCTAACGTGCGCACCGGCCGCGCGGCGTTCCTTCGCCCATTTGATCGCTTGCGCGCGGTCCACAATCTTTGTGAGACCGAAAATGCGGACCTTGAGCTTTTGGCCGTGGCGCCCCAGCACGATAAACGGGGACGGCGGCGGCGGTGTCGATACATCCCACATCATGCCACACCTCCCGGCGTCACGATGCGCACAAGCTCGCGGCTGTTGGCGCCGGCAACCGTGAAATTGCGGATGACATAGAGTGGCGAGCAGGGATTGAGATTGAATATCAGTAGCGTATTGCCGGTGCGGTCCGCGTCCTGCTGCGCCAGGGCGATGATTCGATCGAGCTTGGTTACTTTGTCGTGCGCGCGGTCTATGTGCTTCAATTCAGATTTGCTAGGCATTGTCTTGGTCCTCACTGTTTGCTGCCCGGCCATCGGGCATGGGTTGATAGTTGCAGAGAACGGAATGCGCGGATACCGGAAAGATCAGCAAATATCCGCACACGAGGGCGTCAGGCCGCAAGCGATACCGGGGCATTGCCGGCAAGCGCCAGGCCGCGCAGATGATCCGCCGCTGCTTGTGCCTTGCTGCACGCGGTAAAAAACGCGCGGCTGTCGGACTTCAGGAGCGCGATCCAGTGCGCGATATAGCCGGCATGGCGTAGATCGCCGTCGAGATCGAATTCAGCGCAGAGGAAAGCCGCGCAGAGTTCCGCCACCAGTTCTTCCGCCGCATAGGCCTGGTCACCAAAGCGCTTACCCCATGCCGATTGGCGATCAAGCCGGGACTTGTGCCCGGTCCAATGGCCAAGCTCATGGAACGCCGTCGAATAGAAGTTATGCGCGTCCTTGAAGGCACCGAATGCCGGCAGTGATATGTAGTCCGTTGACGGCGAGAAGAAAGCTTCGCCAGCACCTTCCCGGATATCGGCCTGCGTACATGCCATGAACTCGTCGATCGTCGCGTCCCGTTCGTCGCGGTTGCGCGGCGGCTTGCCCGTCGCCGGTGCAATGATCTTGTCCGGAAGATTCTCGCATTGCGCGACGTTGAAGACCGTATATTCTCGCATCATCGGGATAAGGCGCGGGCCCGCAGGCTCGCCATTGCCTTCGGCTGGTGTCGGTGCAGTCTTGTCCGTTACCGCCAATTGCTTGACGAAATAGACTTTCGTGCCATGCTCGCCCTTGCGCACGTTGCCGCCAGCGTCCAGTGCTTGTTTGAATGTCAGGTAGCGCGGGCTCGCATAGCCACGATTGGCCGCCAGCCAAAGCAGGATGACGTTGCAGCCGCTATAGGGGCGGTTTGTTGTGGCGTTGCACGGTACGTTATGGCCTGCCGTCGCCGACCACGGCTTGATCCAAGGCGCCGCGCCACGCTCCAACTCTTGGACTATGCGTGCAGAGACTTCCGAATAGAGGTCGCGTTTCATTTTGATTGTCCTCGCTGTGTTGCCTCCCGCCAAGGAGGCCGGCTGGATCGCCGATCATGGGCACCGCAAAGGATGCCCATGGGCTGCAATTCAGCTCACTAGTTCCTTGCATTCCCAGATATGCATTCCAGCATCATTCAGCCGTCGCGCATGATCGGCGCAGCACCAAAACCATGGCGACTCGTTAAACTCAATCGCGCGGCCATGGAGCTGCTCAACTCGAGCTTTAGTGCGAATGATGCAAGTCGCTTCATTGGCGTCTGGTGTCGGATTGCCTTGCGCATCAATCCATTTGATCTGGCAAATCGCTTTCATTTCGTCCTCGCTGTGTTGTCGGACACTCGCCAAAGCGCCCGGGTTGTTGTGTCTGGTCTCGTCAGTGGCGGCATCACCGCCAGACGGGGCAAAGCCCCGTTTCGACCTGTCACGCGCGATAATCAATCGCACGCGTATAGACGCTGTGTTGCTGCGACGCCCATTTGTCGAGAATGATCACTTCGCGATCATATTCAGCCTGCGACAATCGGCCGGACATAAGCCGCGCGTCCAGCCTATCCATCGCACGCTCAACTTGCCGCTCAATCTGGTCCTCGGTCATTTGTTCGTTCCTTCACGCCAAGCAATGAATGAGCTGCGAACCACGCGTTTGATTGGTCCCAGCCGGATCAAAGATCATCCCGCAACGGCCGTAACGATCCAGGACCTCAATCGAGAACCCAATCGCCATCACCTGCAGCAGAGTGTGGCGTGTGATCGTCTTGGTTCCCGCGATGGCGGCAAAAGCTTTTGCCTTGGCGCAAACGGGATAAGCCGTCTCCGTCCCGTACACCGACTTGATCTGTATCTGGATGCTCTCTGTCATTTGTTTGGTCCTCGTTTGTTGCCAGGCGCCAACCCGGCTTGCAATCAACAATCTATCAAACAAATACAAATGCACAACCGTAAAGATTGGCACAAATCCGCACATTTCCGCACCAAGCAAACAAGAGCAGGAAAGATTGTTGCTGGGGGAGACAACCTCAATTCAAGCCAGATTAAAGTTAGCAGAGTCGCTCGCCGAGCCGGGAAAAGTTCATAGCATCTGGCAGTTTTAGTGCCATACGGCCTATTTAGTGCCACGATGGAGCGTTTCCAAAACGGCACAGCCGGCAGGACACTATTGGAATTGGAGCCCTGTTTTGCCGGTGCCCACAGCACGCGAGTGGGCCGTGAACTGCTAAGCCTCTGATTTTATTGAATTGAGGTAGTCAGGTAGGTTGCGAAGCTGCGGAAATGGCCTCGCAGACGGAGCAATGGATGTGGTGCGGTCGCCAATAGGATGGCCGCAGGACGCCCTAGGAAGGCCAAGGGTGCGTTTGAATGGACCGGCCGCTACCCTACCCTAGGTCATACCGCAAGAACGCGCCCCGCAAGCCATCCCATCGATTTCCGCGAGCTGCGAGCTGCAGCTTTCCTCTAGCCTTGCCATGACGCCACCCCACCCCACCCCACCCCAGGCCCCCCCCGGGGGGGACGCTGGCCAGGCCACCCCCATCGATCTTCTATCTCAGTGCCCCCCGCATATCTGTCCGCTGTTTTCCCATTACAACCGTTAGTATAGAATTCGACCATGGTTCGCCTTGTTGGTTTTAGAATTTCGATTTTGGGTTTCCCCTATATAGGACTAGACCTTGTCCCGTCCCGAAACCGCTCCCCTGCCGGGTATGGATTCCGGCGTGGGCGTCGGGACAGAAGTTGTCCCGGCTTTTTTTGTTGTGTTTGTGATGGTTAGTTTATTTTGGGACAATCGGGACAAAACGGCTGTCCCGATATAAAAAAAACGTAAAAAACCTGAAAAGTTTGCTTGGTATCGGGACACAACCTGTCCCGATTTGTGACAGCCAAGAAGGAGGTTGATTTTGAGGGTTTGGCGGGCCCGAGGCGAGGCGCCGGCGCTGCCGGGAGGTTAGGCATCTCCCGGCGCGAAAGCGGCCGTGCCGTGTCCGCCGAATGGGGAGAAACCGCGATGGTATGGATCGCGATTTCTATAACCATCAGAAAGCACCGCGCACGACTGACCATCAAAGTGCGGTGGTTCTGACGCGAAGCCGGGGGGGCGGGTTAGGGCTCGCCCCTCCACCCCGAAATCTAGGGCGATCCGGGCCTTAGAACAAGTTCTTTTGGCCACCGGTATTCTGCTGCCGGTTGAAGCGGAGGACGGCTTGGCGGGCGGCGTCTTTGCCTTCGTCGGTGAGGTGCCACTTATTACGGAGCTTGGTTGTTAATTTAGGCTTCTTCTTTTCGAGGTCGGCGACGAGACGCTCGACCTTTTTCTTGTAGGCTTCGCCGCTTTCGGAGACCCAGCCGAGATCGCTTGCCCAGTTGGCGAAGGAGCCACCGTGGTCGGCGGGCATGTTGAGCATGGCGGTGAGGACGCGGTCTTCGTCCTCCTCGGCCTTGTCGGAGTGCTGTTCTTCCTCGCGTTGGGAGATGGGGACGGCGCGCACGGTGGTGATTTGGCGGCCTTTTTGGTCGACGAGGGCTGGTGACTTGATGGGCTCGAGCTTGAAGGACATGGCCTGGAAGCCGGGGCCGCGGATTTTGTTGTAGTGGAGTTCGACGATGTCGTCGGTGGTTCTGGCGAGGGTGAGGTTGCCGTCCATTTCGGCGAGGTATGCGCCGCCGCCGCGGGGGAGGAGTTGGGAAGGGTCGGTGACGTATTTGATGGGGTGGCACAGCACGAGGACGCAGGGTTGGCCCGGCAACGTTGTGAGCCTTCGGAGCGTCCTGGCGTAGGCGCCCATCTGGGTATTACTGAGTTCCTCATTGCCCAAAAAATACGCCGCGCTGGTATCGACGATGATGAGGCTGAATTCGCCCACGACCTTGCCGTCGGCCTCGATTGTGGGCCACATCTGCTCGATGTCGAAGACGCCGGGGAGGAAGTAGATGGTGTCCTTGTCGGGGTTGTCGTTTCGGAAGCTGTTGGCGCCGATGACGCGCATGCGGATATCGTCGGGGTTTTCGCCGACGAAGTAGAGCACGCGGCCTTTTTCGAGACGGTGGGAACCGAACATGGCGTTGCGGTCGAGGCAGGCGACGCGCTCGGCGAGGTGGAGGGCGACGGCGGTCTTGGCGTGGCCGGTCTGGCCGGTCAGGGCGTAGATGAAGCGGCGCTGCAGGATGCCTTCGACCAGGTAGTCGGGCGGGATGAAGCCCAGGATGAATTCGGCCTGGCTGAGGACTTTGCGGGGCGCGGTGGCGGGCGCGGTCTTGGGGCCGGAGGGTTTGTGGCCCCCCTTGGCGGGTCCGTTGCTGCCTGGTGGGGGCGGCCGCTGGACCCCGGCGAAGGCGGCTGCGATGCGGGTCTGCAGCCCGTCCTCGCCCAACGCCGCGACCAGCCCGTGGGCCTGCGCCATCTCGTAGAGGGCATCGATTGCCGTGGCCATGGGGAGGCCGCCCGCGACGTAGCCGGCGGCGTCCTTGGCGGCCTCGTCGAAGGCCGTGGTGCGGGCCTCGAGGTCGCCCTCGCCCAGGCTGGCCAGCACCGCCCGCCAGTTCGCCAAACCCTCCCGGAAGCGGTCCTCGATGGTCATGCGGTGAAATACCTGGCGAACGGATTGCAGATGATGGCCTCGCAGGCCGAGATGCCCAGTAGGTCGATGAGCCCGGCCCGCCAGGCGTAGTGCAGCAGCGGATCGGTCGCCGCGCCGTAGTCGAATTCATTGCAGCCGTAGAGCAAGGCCCGCGCCTCGGCGCGCGCGCGCAGGACCAGGATCGGTGCAATAAGAGTGGTATCCGACATTGCATTTCCGATAAAAAAAATCAGGCGTCGCCGTCGAGCGCGGCGTTGATCAGGCTATGGCCGGTCACCAAGCGAACGGACCACGGTCAGTTGGCCTCGATCAGGGCAACCGCGCGATCCAGAACCTCGATCTGCGCATCGAGCGCGTTGACGACGTGCTGCACCTGCGCCCGCCGCTCGGTCAGGATGCCACGCTGCACCCGCAGCTTCTCCCCAAGCGACCGCAGTTCCTCGCCGCTCTGGTCCGCAATGATGTCGATGGCGTCGGGCGTGGCCCTTTGATCGAAGGCGATGTGGACCGCCTCATTGACCGCGCTCGCCGCGGGACTTGTCCCCACATCCTTCCGGGTCGGTTTCTCGAGATTGGGTCTCTTCGACACTGGTTGCTCCTCCTCTTTCTGCTCCGGGGCTCAAGTCCCTCTCGGCGGGAACAGCTTTTTCAACGCATCCACAGCTCGCTCGTCGTCCTCATCGACGGCGCGCGTCATCAGCGCGTAGACGAACGGCTTCATCGTGTCGCTCGGCTCCGGGTAGTCGTGGTCGAATATCCACCCGAGGCGGGCTTGGGCGCGGCGCCAATAGGCCAGCGCCTTTGCCTTGGCTTGCTCCAGCTCGAGGTCGTCGGTCACGCGCCCTCCACCTCGTCCGACAATGGAACAACGTGCTTCATATTAAGTCCCTCCCGGCGCGAAACAGCTTTTTCAACGTTTCCAAAGCTCGCTCATCGGACAATGGAACAACAACAAAACCCTGGTCCCACAACCACGCCAACAGGTGCGTCACAGCATCATCGGTGTCTTCGGCCGTGTCAAAATGCGAGGCAAAATAGCGATGCAAGGCTTCCTTGGCGCCGTTGCCGTCCTGGGTGGCTTCTGGAGCCATCCGACCAGTGGCTTTCGTCATTGTGCTTTAATCCCCGTTCTAACCGCGCCCCATTGCTGCAGTGTCGCAAGCGCAAGCTCGTAGGTGTCGGCAATTTGAAACGGATAGTGGTTGGCACGCGCCCAAAACTCGAACTCGACCTGCGCGTCCGACAAGCGGCCACCACGCCGTTTCAGCTCGAGGAAATGCGTCCGCAACTCAGGCCAATCCTGCGGCGGGAACAGCAGGAAATCGGGAATGCCGGCCCGCAGCCCCATCCGCTTGAGCCTCCCGCCCGCCGCCGCAGGCCGTTCCTCACCCGCTGGAAAATGCGTCGACACCCAGTTCGCCGATCGCCAACGCTCCAGCGTGTCCGCCACCTGGCAATGCAATTGAAATTCAGACGGGCCAACGTCGACGCGCTGGCCGCGCTGACGCTTGCCTTTGAACAGATGCAACTGGCGGGCAGCCCTGGCGTCGGTCATGCCGCTGCCCTCTTGCTACGCGTGATGCAGTAATGCCCCGGCTGGTACCGGCAGCCCTCACGGCGGATTCGCACGCCGCTGTCGGCGAGCAGTTCGTTCAGTTGCTGGATATGCGACTTGACGGTGTTGCGGTTGCTGCCGCCGGTGCCCCAGACGGTCGCGATCAGGTCGTCGACGCCGATCCCGATGTCGCCGGCCGCCGCAATCGCGTCGACGATGCGGCCCTTGAGCTCAGGCAGATAGACGCCGAACCGCTCACGGCGGATCGGTTGGCGGCACCGCGGGCAGCGCATTTCCATGGCGCGTCCTCATCGTCGATGCAGGCTGTCATCGTTTCCGAGCCAGGGGGCGATCACTACGGCCCATGTCGCGCAGCGCCTCCCGAGTTTGATCAATAGTCGGGCGATGAAAGTCCGGGTCCGTCTGAATGAGTAGGGACTCGAGCCGGAGGAGCCGCGTGCGGAGTTCATGAAGTTCATTGCGGGCGTGCTCA